CCACACCACGCCTGTCCACGCATTGTCATTGGCCATTTCGACCTTTAACTCTTCTAACCATCCAGCCAAATCCATCTTGGCATGGTTCTTTATCTCAATGGTGACTCCAGGAATTCCTGAAATATCACCTTTATCGAGGGTCGCGCCAGCAAGTCTGCGGTCTGCGTATTGAAAGCCTTCTTTTTTAAGGGCTTTAACTACATCTCTTTCAGCACCTGAACCTTTAGCCTTGGCAGCGCGACCACTCATATTAATACCAGCCGTTCACTTTGTGAAAAGCCAAAGCACGTGATGGGCTACCATATCGGTGCTGTATATATTTAAGTCCTAGGTCAATTTGCTTAACCATAGGAGTATTTTCTGGCATATCTATCATTTGTGGTATGCCAAATGCGGTTGAACGTGGGTTATTTGCCGTATAATCCCAGCGAGATTCTTTATTCCATAAAGTAAAAAGTGAGTTCCACTCATGATTACTTCGGTATGTAGCGAGTACTTTCCCTCGCGCTACCTGTTTTGCCATCTTCTTCATAGATGCTATAGATGCGTGGCAAGGCTGAACTGTTTTGTTCAAGTTCTCTTGGCTCCTCGTAAGTATCGCACCCACACTGTGGGGCAATGTTCCCACAAAGACTACAAAAATAGACGCGATTGCTAATCTTGCTAGTTTCATTTTTACTCCTCAATTGGGGCAGTTGCCTGTGTTCCACAGTCAGCACACTCCATATCTCTGAAATACATTCCAATCGTACCATCCACGTCGAATGCTACTTTTAGATTCCAAATGTAACTCCCACAGACGCATACAGTGGTTGGTTCACCACGGATATCCATCGCCTTGCTGTAATCTGGTTTTAACTCGTTTATATCTTTACTCGTCATCTTCCCACTCGTCGGGGTCGACAGTCGGAGTAATAGGTTCATTCCATACTGGAATAATTGTGCTCATGTTATGTCCTTTCTGGTATGTCTGAAACATCCATGAACTCTGGATTGAACTGCAACCAAAACGCTGTATCCCCTGTAGGGTCAGCCTTTCCGTAGCGGTTCTTGACTGGAGCCACAGCAATATACCCAGGAGCATTAGTGCCTACTGTGCATATCAACGCGGGCAACTGTGCAACCATGCCCTGCAGAGCAGAACGTGGTTGACACGGATTGCCAACGTATGACTCTTTTGTATGATGCAATACAAGTACTGCAGCATTAGTATCTCTTGCGAGGTACTTGAGTTCTTTGATTGTGGAGCGCATTCCCGCAAACTCTTCTCCGCCATCATTGGCAATATCCATAAGGTTATCGACAACAATGAGAGTTGGAGAACAGCCCCACAACTCCTCAAAAGCAGATACTTCTTGGTCAAGGTCTGCCAGCGTAGGTGCTGACTCGAATGACCAGAAGATATGCCCAGAGGAATCATTGATTGTTTTGCGTGATTCTTCAACGTTCTCAATAAGCAAGCGTTCTGCTTCGCTTTGAGTCTTGTTGGTAATCATTGAGAGCAGACGCATAGCCATTGTGTGAGCGTTTGTGTCGGCTGATATGTAAAGAGTTGGAACTTTAGCCCGCAAAGCAATTGCTAACGCAAGTGTTGATTTACCTGCGCCAGGTGTGCCAGCAATCATTGAGATTTCTGCACGACGAATAACTACTTTGTTAACATCAAAAGTTTTGAAGACTGATGGAAGTGGTTCTCCACCAATATCTTTTCTACCTACGGCTCGGGCTAACGTTCTCATCTCTTAGAAACTACTCCATTCAGGGTCGTTGCGACGTACCCATACAGGTTCACATTGGTCAGGGGTTCCCTTAGGTGAAGGACACATAAATGCCTTCCAAGGACCCTTAGCCCCTGCTCCTGTGCGCTTGGTCATTTCACCATGCTTACAGGTTCTAGATGTTGGTGCAATGCTTGAACCACCTGCCATGGGATGCGCTGTATGGTCTACAGAAGACCCAGGGAACACATTAGTGATTGTCTGCACTGCCTGTGCACTAGCAGAAGGAAATCCTGCTAGCGATTGTGCCATAGATTGCAATAGAGCCTGTGACTCTTGCACACCTACAGCCGACTCAAGTGACTCACAGAAGCCTGCGTATGTCTCAGATGCGACTACGAAGATTCTTCCGTCAGGCAACTTGCTACTGACTTGGAAGTTACCAGTCATTGGTATTTCTCCTTTTTCTGTTCAGTTTTGAACCCTAAGTTTTCC